CCATCGCTGCTGTTATACCAAATCTGTCCTTCAGCTTGATCATTATCCAAGTTGCTTGATAAGAATCTTATTCCTTTTCCAATTATGTTTTTATATTCTGACATATTAACTCGATGTTATAACCTTTGTTCCATTAAATTGTCTTGTATATTCTTCAGTTGAAGCAAGATAAGGAGTAGCTCCACCAAAACCTAAACCAGATGTTTGAGTTCCAGCTCCTCCAAGTAACCTTCTCCCTGTTCCTAATGTTCCAGATGAAATTGTCCAACTTACTCCATCATACTCTTCAGTTTGAGTATTCGAAGCAGTGCCTCCAAAAACTAACCCTGCAGTTTGTGTTCCAGAACTTCCCATTTTAGAACGTGCTGTATTTATATTTCCTCCAGATGTCCAACTAGTTCCGTCGTATTCTTCAGTAATAACAACATCAGATGTTGGAGGTCCTCCTGGTTGTCCTCCTCCAGTTAATGCAGCTGTTTGAATTCCCATGCCGCAAAGTTCACTTCTTGCTGTAGATAAATTATTTTGTTCAGACCAAGATGTTCCGTTATATTCTTCTGTTTCATTTTTACCAGTGGTAGAAGGATCACTTCCTCCAAAAACTAAACCTGCAGTTTGAGTTCCTCCTGCACCTAAAGCAGCTCTGTTTGTTCCCATATTACCACCAGATGTCCAACTTGATCCATTATATTCTTCTGTTTCATTTGTAATTTTAGGTGGACCTCCTGCTGCATAACCACCCGCTCCTAAAGCTGCTGTTTGAGTTCCAATAGTTCCTAATGCTAATTGTCTTCTTGCCGTAGATAAATTATTTTGTTCAGACCAAGATGATCCATTATATTCTTCAGTGTTTGCAGTATTACCAGGAGTAAAACCTCCATAAGCTAAAGCTGCCGTTTGAGTGCCAGCACCTCCTAAACCCCATCGGCCATCTGTTAAATTACCACCGCTTGCCCAAGCAGAAGCTACAGTAACATATCCTTTTAAAGAACCAATGGTGGTATTGTACCAAATTTGCCCTATCTGTGGATCGCTTGGATCTGAACTGACCTTTCTTACTAACTGGCCTTTGATTTCTTTATAGGTTGTCATTCAACCTCCTTAATTATTCTTCAGCAACCAGCCTTGTGTTCCATCTGTATACACGAGAGTATTCGCTGCTCTTTCTGTAGCAACAGTTAAATCTGCTGTTGCTCCGTTAATTTTCTCTGAGTTTCTTCCAACGGTTAAGTTATTTGTATCAAATGTTCCTGCATAATCTATGAAAGCTATTTCATCACCAATTGTTGGTGAACTAGGTAATGTCATTGTAACTGCACCACTAGTTGTGTTTATAAAATATCCTTCACCTGCAGCTGCAGTAAAGTCAGAAGTTTTTACAGCTTGCCATGAAGTACCACCAGATACTTCTGCAAAAGATAAAGTACCTGATCCGTTTGTTTTTAAAAATGTATCTGCTGATCCATCAGCATTTGGAAAAGTCAATCCATCAAGAACAATGTTTCCTGAACCATTTGGTGTAATAGTGATGTTACCATTAGCAGCATCTACGATTGTGATATTACCTGAGTTTGTACCACTATTAGTATCTAATATTAAATTGTGTGCACCATTAGATGTAATTGTTGCATCTGCTGCTCCTGTACCAACTTTTGTTTCACCAGTTCCTTTTGGAATTAAAGCAATATCAATATTAGAGTCATCTCCAGTTGCTGATAGGCTAGGTGCATTACCTGTAGCTGCGTTTGTAATATCAAATTGATTTACAGCAGATGATGTTGTTTGAAATATAATTTGTTCATTTCCATTCTCATCATTAATTCCATGTGCATCGTCAAATGCAATGTTAAAATCGTTTGTATCTAGATCTCCACCCAATTGTGGTGATGTATCTTCAACAATGTTCTGCATTCCTAATGCAACTTCTTTTATATCAGGGTTAGTTCCATCATTAGCTGATGCAATAACAACTTTATCTCCTTTATCTGTTGCTGCAAAAGTTACAGAAGAACCTGAACCACTTGCGTATTTAAATTGAACAGTATGAGAACCAGATGTTGAATTTCTTAAAAAATAAAAAGTTTGAACGTCGATTGGAATAGTTACAATTTGATTTCCAGAAATAGTTCCTGTAAATTCTATCATTCTATGTGCAAGTTCTGCACCAGTTGATCCATCGCTAACTGATAACGCAGTTGTTTGAGCACCACCTGCTATTGATTTAGCAATATAGCCACCCGCAACTTGTTCAACTATTTGTAAATTTGTATTGGTTTTTGTACCCCATGTACCGGCGTTTTCACCGGTTGCCATTAATTCAATACCTAGAGGCGAATATGTAGATGCCATAAATTTTATCTCCTATGCAGCGTCAGTATAACTTGTATTTGATCCAGTTGCAACATTTGAATACGAACCATTTGAGCCCGTAGTCTTATTAGAGTATGACGTATTTGATCCTGTAGATTCATCAGAATACGACGTATTCGAGCCTGTTGTTTTGTTACTATACGATGTATTTGAGCCGCTGTCAATATTAGCATAATGTTGTATACCTAAAATACCTGTTGTTGAAGTAATTTCATCTGTAATTAATCCTTGAACAATATCTGCAATATCAAATGACCCAGTAGCAGATGTTGCTACTTGACTTGATAAACCAATTGACATTTCATCTGGAGATAATGATCCAACGGCAGATGTTGCTTCTACGCCAGTAACATCAATTAATTCAACAGATCCTATTTCAATACTTCCAACACTTGTTGTAGCAGAAACACCAGTTATTTCTGCTGGACCAAATTCTAATCCTAATGTACCAATACCTGAAGTAGCAGCTATTCCTGATATTGCAGCAGGACCAAACTCTAAACCTAATGTGCCTTGACCTACAGTTGCTTCTTGTCCTGTAATTGCAGGAGTTGAATCTAATTTAATAGTTGTAGATCCAACACTTGTTGTAACCTCTTGACCAGATAATCCGACAACATCTGCAGGAGCTATCGATCCAACACTAGCTGTTGCGTCTATACCAACTATACCAATAACTTGATTTGGAGATTCACCCCAACTTAAATCACCCCATTCATCTCTACCCCAACCAACTAAAGTTCCTGTGTAAGATAAAGTAGGTGTTGCAAAATCAGACTGCACACCTGTTAACGGTACACCTATTTCACCTATAATTGTTGGAGAGCCAACACTTGTTGTCATAGAGTGATTTGCACCAATCATCTCTAAAAGATATGTGACTCCCATAGTGATAGAACCAGGAGAAGCGGTTGCTTCTTGACCGCTTAATTCATATGTAAAACCTAATGTAGGTGAACCAACACTAGATGTGGATTCTAATCCAGTAGGAATATCTGTGTAGTCTACCTGTACAGAAAGATCACCAACACTCGTAGTTGCTTCTTGACCAGAAAGAAAAACATTTGAAGTTAAATCAAAAGAAAAAGATCCAACGTTTGTTGTTACAGATTGACCATCGGGTGTAATTGTTTGATCAGAAAGATCTCCCCATCCACCTTCACCACTCCAGGCTTGTGCACCCCAACCTGTTTTTAAAGTTGTAGCATCACCCCAATTAGCCTGATTCCAGGTTAATCGGCCCCATCCTGAAGTAACGTCGGGCACTTGACCCTCCTTACGCTATACGAATGATTGCGTTGCTTGCGTCTGCTGTTGGAAATTGAATTGTAAATGTTCCGCTAGATACTGTTTTGTCACCACCGAAAGCGATAACAGCAACAGCTTTGTCAGATTGTGTATCGTTATAAATTAATGCACCATTTGCTGTAAAAGAAGCAGATGTAAAACTCACGTCTGCAAAATCACAAAATGCAGTTGTTCCAGAAGTTGTTGGAGTAACACTTGTTAATGTTGCACCACCTGCAGAATATGCAGATCCAGATGTATTAGAAATTTCTTCTGAAGTTGAATATGCAGTTGTGCCTGCCCCTAAACTAGCATCACTGTCGTATAATGCTATTTTAAAAGTATTACCACTTGACGCAGTAAAATTATGTGTACCTACCAAAATTTCTTGTTTGAAACTTGTACAAATTGCCGATGATATTGCCATAATTTATCTCCTATGGGTTTGCCGAGGTTACTGGAATACGAACAGCGCCATCAGTGTAGTCGTCTCTTCGTCTTCTACCAACTTGCTCGTTAGCAAACTTCTGTACCTCTTGTTTATACTTATTTTCGTATAGTGTCAACATGTCTATCGGACCTTTTAAAAATCCATATGCTTCTGATAAGCAGCAATATAAAAGACCATTTGGAAAGTTAAGACTAATGTAATTAGTTCCATCTGCTCCCTCCAATAATGCCGGTGCTGCATTATAATGAACCCTAAATGAGTAAGTTTGATCTGGAACAGGAGCAAACATTATTCTTCCAGAAGTAGTATCAGACTCTCCTGTTGCACCACCAAACATAGCGTAATATTTAGGTTGTCCTCTTTTAGAGGATTCAGTTGATGGGACATACTCTTGTAAATATGAAATGTCTTTTTTCTCTAAAAATACGTTTGCCCCTGTAGTAGCAGAAGTAGAATCATAAACTTGTAAAGCTCTAATAAAAACTGCTCCTGCTGGAGCATTGATTGTTTCTTGACCTACAACTAAATTACCTGTTTGTTGTTTCCTATCAGCATCAATAGGGACGTCTCTAAAAATTCTATATTGTGCATTTAATATTATATTTTCTAATACACTATCTGATAATACAGTTGAGTCTGTTTCAGTGTAACTTCTTATTTGTGTTTTTAATCCGGATGCACTTAATCCTGCCATTATTTCGCTCCTGCTAGTTCCCTACATTTAGGGCAACGATGTTTATATTTATTGTGTTCGTCACAATAACCTTTTACCTCTTCATATAAAACAAGATGTGGATCTTGTTTCTCAGGTTTAAATTTATTTTTTATCCAATTCCAAATTTTATTAATCATGCTTCTATTGTTACAGGTCCAACGGAACAACCGTAACCTCCTCCTTTTATATTACCACTTGTAGCAGTATTTGTGTCAACTGTAAAAAAGAAAAAATTACTAGTTGTATAATCACTTGATGCATCTCTAGCTCCACTTCTATATCTACCTGTTCTTATTGTATATCCTGCAGATTTTGCAATATTAGA